TTCGCTGAAAGACCATTCGCTTGACGATGCAGCAGCATTAATTAAGTCGGTTGATTCTGGTTTTACTTTCAGGATTGTAATTTCGGTGTTTGTTGTGGTGTCAACATCGACAATGACAGCTGTGGATCCAGTTGTTGCCTGGGTGATCTTCTGACCGACAGTGAATCCACCATTGGCAAAGGTTAGACCACCAACAGAGTTTTGAATACCGATAGCTGAAACGATATGAACAACATCAGAGTTGGTGAAGGCAGATGAACCAGCTACGATATTAACTTTGTATATGATGTTATTTGAATCGTAAACTGTAAGAGTTTGATCAGCAGCATATGCGGTATCAGTTTTGCTTGCACCACTGTTGATGTAATTGAAGTAGAGTGTGTTAAGATCTGGGTCACGGGACTCGAATCCAGTCTGGTAATTGACGATTGTCGATACTAGATTAGATGAGTTCTTCGCATACAAGCCTTCATAGAGTGCTGGGGTTACAGGCTGACCATCTATCTGAAGATCCAGGATCTTGGCATATGGGTAGTACGGGATGATGTTGAAGTTACAACCATCGATGATCGTACCACGCTTGAAAACGTTATCACCAAACTTCTCGATTTGGTTCTGAAGAATGGCTTGGAGCTGGTTAAGCTCACGGACCTGGACGGCTACACCTGGTCTGAACAGGATACGGTAGTAGTCGCTGTTCGCTGTGTAGTCATCGAAATATGGAGACACGTTTAAATCGGTCTGAATAGTCATTGTTGCTTAAAACTCCACGATTACTTTGATTGTTTCGGAACGATCCGATGCTCTTTCAATTGCTGGGAAATTCTCTACGTAGATAACGTCACCGCTATCAACTACGATATCACCTGGGTATTTAGATGATATGGTAAAGGTTGCTCCAGAAGTCTGTCCAACAACGGTATCGCTAGTATTAATAATACCAAGTTGATTTGTCACAAACATCTTACCACTATTTATAGAGTGAAACTTAGCGTTTCCACCAAATGCTTGGCTAACTGTTTCGTCATTAGCAAACGGCTGAGTGTTCGCTCCGACAAAGACTTTCATTTGGTTGAAGGTGTTGAATCCTTTCGTGACACCGTTGATATCAATAGTGTCTATTGTTGCTGTGGCAGATGATGTTCTGCCGATAATAATACTGCTGTCAGAGAACACACCAGCAACGTTTGTCAGCTGAACCAATCCAGTAGAAACATCACTTGCGGTTCCTTGGGCTGACGTTTCAATCAGAGCAAAGTCGGATGCGCTATTTGTAAAGCTTCCGTTGCTTGTCAGGTAAAGAGATGTGTTGCTGACAACGTTATTAACAACACCAAAATGCTTGCTCGTACCAGCAGAGATCAATACAAAATCACCAGTTTGGACTTGAGTATCAAAGGTTGTGCCAGTACCAGTAATAGACGATGCTGTAGCAGAAATGGACACTGTTCCATCAAGCGCCACTGGATTGTATTGATAAACTGTTTCACCTTCAGAAAATGTTCCAACTGTTCCCGATGTATTCAGATCAACGCCAGTAAATAACGGATCTTTAAGAATACCAGCAGTTCTAAAATCATTTGATGCTTCGATTGTGTTAGATTCCGTGTTAGAGAACTTAACCGAGAAGCCAACACGGGTCGCACCGAGTTCATCAATTGGATTGCTACCATGACCACCTTTTGGTCCAATGATAACTTTTAAACCAGCAGTATTTGACACAGGAACAACATTAGAATATAGGACAGATGCAGAAGCTATTCTGTAATCAGCTCCACGATCAATAATTTCTATTTTATAGATTGAGTTCGAGCTTGATGAGTTGATCAACGCACGAGCGACACAGTTAACTGTTTGATTACCATCACTGGTTATTTCAACAATTGGAGATATTGAGTAAATTGATGTACTATCAACATTTGAAGAAAATGGTGATTCCAATATAATTTTTTTATCGGTCCCATCATTTATGTAATTTGTAATTCTTTTGTATTGTCCGTTACCAGTTCCAGAGGTAATATAAATGTAACAGTCTGTGTAAAAACCATTGGTCGATGAAGCTGTATTGGAAATACCATAGGCAATATTGTTTCCTGATATTCTTATGCCACCAGAATTAAACTGTCCAGAAATATAGTTGTTATATCCAGCTCCACCAGTGGTTACTGTGATAACATCAATAGCACCACTAACTGCATTCCCAGAGACGTTTGCGTTTTCAACAACAGGCATGAAGTCCAGGGTGGAGAACTTGTTAAACGTGGTGCTGTCAACAGTATACATGTATTTCCACTGATAACCATCAGCGGTGGTTTCGTAGAAAGTATCATCAGCAGAAGTATCGCTGAAACTTGGCTGTACGGTTGATTCTGCACCATTGTTGTTGTAAAGGCATTTGAACACATGATAAAGACTTGATTCATTGACAACAACAAAGAAATCTTCAGATAAAAGATCAGCGTTGTCGTGCTCGTACATAGAGTAAACCGTACCACTTGTCCAGGTGTTTTTTGGGATCATGTGCTTCACATCATTCGATGTGACTCTTTTACCAAATAGCATGTTTTCATAGCTATCGATATAAAGCGACTGTATGGTATCAACAGGCTGCGTTACAGTGGTGTCACCGTCAGGGTATTGAGTATGTTTACCCGTGAACATGTAATATGCGGTATTCGACTGCTCAGCCAATGATTCGACAAGCTGACGAGCCATATGTGTTTTAAACAATTCGGTTACTAATCTCTTATTTGCCATGATGATCCACTATTATCGATCTGTATCTATTTAGCCTACTTCGGAAACAATATTCGAAGAAGCCGTGATTGTTGCTTGATTGTTTGATGCCATTACTACCGATCCAAAAGATCTTGTCCCAGCAACATGAAGTGCCTTTCTCAGAACATCTGCGTACTTATTAAACGGTAGTCTTGATAGTATTTCGTATGAGTATTCCTGGTAGTATTCACCATCTTGAACATACTTATCAGCACTGGCAAAGCTCTTCATGGAGTTGTAATAACCCTCGCTGATACCTTGCTTACCAAGGTTAATTTTCAAGCTAACTGTTCTCAAACCGTCCTCAGAGGTGCCCGAAATTATATCATCCTGAACGTAGCCGAAACCAGAATCTACTACTTCAAGTTCAGTAATAGCACCAGCACCAGCTTGTACATTTGCTGAAACTACGGCATTTATACCAATAGGAAGAGCGTTTGTTTGTGGGGTGGCTAATACAATATTTGCGCTTGCAGCTGTAGCAGCACCAATAATAGCACCGCCAGTATTAGAGAAAGAATTAGCAAAAGATATTCTTTTTACTGTCATTGCGTTTGCATTTATTATGCTTTTAATTACTCCAGATGCTGTTGTACTTACAGCAGTTGCATTAACGCTAGACACGTTTGCAGTATTTGACGTTGACAAGAAGGTGATATCATATGCTGGATCAAAAGTTCCACTTACGCTATTGACAACTATAGTACCAGTATTTGATACAATAGAATAGCTTTGGACGATACCTGTAGCCACGTTTGACACACCATCTGACTGGAAAATATAATCACCAAAATTAATACCAGCGCCAGCTTGCGTTACTGTTAATGTAACGCTATTTGGAATAGTCAGTACCTGAGAAATCTTTTCACCAACAATAAACTCGACAGAGCCAGTGTTGTATGTAAAATCAATTACATAATCTCGTTTATCAAATCCATAGATATCATCCTCAAGGATAAGAACAAAAGGATCAACATTATAATCTGTTCCTGGGTTTTCTGCTTTAATAGAAGATACACCACCAATATTTCCAGATGCAATATTCAAAGCAGTATAAAGAACAGTTGATGTATTTGCATCTAAAAACTTTGGAAACCCGTATGTACTTCCAGCATTGTTTGCGTTTGATCCATCAAGACGAAGGTCATAGAAATATACGTTTCCGTTATTTTTACTTGAAATTCTATCAGTCCAGAACCAAATAGATTCCTGATTGTTTAAGTTTGCGATCTGGAACGTAGCACCAGTACCAGTGCTGACTGACGTGACGTTTGCTGTTATTCCGCTATTTGAAAGCTCAATATAATTACCTGGGAGAGAAACAAAAGTCCCAAAAATAGTAGTCAATCCAATAACACCGTTGTTTGTGGCAACACCCATCAAGTTAGCAGTTGAGGTTTTATTGATGAACGCTGTAACATTTGCAGTCACGGCGTTTGATTGTGCTTTTACTGTTATGGTATTTGTCGATATTGCTGCATTAACAGTCGATAGCGAAGTCTTTATACCGCCAGAGATCAAGCTAATATAAAGCTCAGTGTTAGACTGCTCAAGAACTTTACCAACACCAGCCGAGCTATCGTCAGAGTAATAAAAGTACACATCATCATTTGCAACAAACGATCCAATAAGGGTGTCAAACTGAACGTTTGCTTTTGGTTGAGTTACGGTTTCAAAGAGAACGAAGTTTGTGTTTGATGTGTTGGTCAGGTTCAGAGATTTTGTTGAGACCACAACAGGGGAGTTTGCAAAATAACCAAACCCACTTTCCACCAAATTGAAATCAACAACACCAGTAACATCAGAGATTTCTGCTACACGAGCTTTACCCTGGAGTCCTGTTTCTGATTCGAATGATACAATATCGCCAACAGCAAACCCCAAGCTACCACCAACCACATCAAGAGTTGTTGTCGATCCAACAACGACTGGTAGATTTTCTACAACAGAACCGTCAGATAAACGCAGAATCTCGCCAGTTTCAAAGTCGCCAGTTGGGACTGAGATGTAAAGCACTTCAACGTATTTTGTACCAACACGTTTTCTCACATAACGCTCGACAAAAGCAGTTGCCCCAGATGTTACACCAACAATTTGTTCATTGATAAACAGTGCATTGTATGGTGATGGTGTAACTTCCAAATATGTTGGTTTGACCCACTCATTATCAGACAGTCTAAAAATATCTTCTGATGGGAAATATACTTCTGGATCCTCGCCATAAACAAGCTTGAACAGCAGCTCAACCGATCTTTCTGTACCTTTCGAGCGATAAAAATCAAGAGCATTTTTGATGAATAAACGTTTGTTTGTTGTAGTTTCAAACTGAATATCAGCCAGAAACTTCTTCTTAAAGTGAATCAAGAACTCGTCTACTGTTTCGTCTACATCCCTGTAGTTCAACAGAGTTCTTGATTCATAAACTGGTTTACCGACAAGCTCCATCCACTCGTAGTAAGCTTTCAGAAATTCAATGAGAAACGGACCCTCTTCCGCATACAAGGATGGGAACTGATTTGCAATCAGCGATGAAATCTGTTTCTCAAAGTCTTTCATTTTATTCTCTTACTTGGTTAACGTCAATATTTATGTCTTCTCTTAGAATTGTCAGAATAACATTACGTTTGGATGCAACATCCTTGGATTTTGTTTTTGCATATACTTTGATTCTATTATTGTCAGCAGCTATGTTGCCAAAGTTAATCAGCTCAATCTTTCCTGTTGCATAATCAACTGTTCCTACATTGATAATGGTCGAGTGTACTTGATTCTCATCAGCAACGATTCTCATGATACCATCACCATTGTCTTCCAGCTGGCAAACACGACCCTTGTAGAAGAAATAGGACGATGAAATAGCATGTACTTCTTGAGCTGGGTGACTTGCTTCCAGGGCTGGCAGATTGTCAATCAGTGGTAGATCGTAAGCAATCGTGTAATTCTTTGTTGTATTTGGTGTGAACTGAAGAACTTTGTAGATGCTAAGATCTGTATCATTGCTGATAATGGATTCGTCTGCATCATCCATAGCTTCAACCAATTTACTGTAACGAAGAGTTGATTTGAAGTCACCAATATTATTTACATTGAATGTAATGATAGCATCAGATACCAGTGCTGCAATAAATTCTGGATCAACCGAAGTTAGATTTAAGTTATAATTAACAATAGAGTCAACAGCAATAAACAGGTATTCAGGTTCAGTAAATACAGGTTCAATAGTAAGTGGTGAACGAGTCTTGATGAAATCCATGTACTGGATTTTCTTACTGGTTGGAAGACCAGTGATGCCAGTGATGTTTGGAGTAATGAATACTTTACCATATTGTGGTGGTTCGATCTCTTCACCGCCATAAACAGACACAGAGGTAAGCTCTGGGAAGTTAAGCTTCAACAATGTCTCATAGTCGCTTGCGGTGACTGCACGTTCCTGGGTGGCAAAATGACGTGGCGCATTGAATCGAATAGACTCAACACCCTCTGCATATTGACCACCCAGTGCTGCGGTTGTTGTGATAATGTTTACATTTGAGAACCCACCAATATTACCCGCTGGTGAGAATACAGAAATTAAATTCGGTAGATCACCATTGCAGCGTCTGTATTGAGCAGAAATTGTCGAGCCATTATTTGGAATTCGACCGACTACACCATCACCAAATTTGATTTCGTACTTACCATCTTCGGCAGCAGCCAAGAAGTATACCTGAGATTGTGCATCCAGGTCAAACAGAGATGTTGCTAGACGATATGTGTATACGTTTGCACCGCTGTTTTCCAGTACAGTGACGAATAAGCTGCTGGTATCCACATTAGGATCAGATAACAAGAAGCGTTGAGCTGTATTTCCACTGTCATAAACAAACACATCATTTCCAATCGTACCTTCGTAAAGAGATACGTTTTCAATTAATATGGTGTTGGTTGTGCTAGAAGAAACTATAGCAGTGTTTGTTGTGAAAGTATAAGTGTTACTTCCTATACGACCAATAAATGGTGTGTTCTTAGGAATAGTCACACTACCTGGAGCACCCATGTTGATTTGCAAAGAAACAACGGCAGCAGAAGACTTGTTCGATCTTGGGGTGTATCCAAGCTCTTTGGCATGGGATACGACAGACTCTCGCATCTGGGCAGAGTCAAGGAACATTTCGTTTCCTATCATGTTCAGATAGAAAGCGTTATGGAATGTATTGTATGCCAGAAGATCGATCAGAACTGACAGGTTCGAAGCATCGAAGTCATAGTCGCTGAACTGCGACTGTGCTGATAGATATGTCTTGAACTGATTTCTAAGGGTGATGAAATCTAACGGTACAAGGTTAATTGAGTTATTTGCCATTATCTTACTCTATCCAGGTAGAAGCTTAGTGTTTGGTTACCTTCAATATTTAGCGCGACAAAAACGATTTCAATTGAAACACCTTGATCTATAGGTATCACTTGAACCGCTAAAACACGAACATGAGGCATGTGATTTTTTACAGCTTCTATTATAATATCTTTTACAATTAAAGCTGTTTGATCTGTTAGATTTTCAAATAGTATACTTCTGATAGAACAACCATAAGAAGGTAAAAATACACGCTCATACTTATCAGTCAACAGCAGATTTTTCATCTGTTTTTTGATTGAGTTTTCATTAGTAATCCTAATCAAATCACTGGTGTTAGGGTGAACATCGAGATTTATAGATATGTCAGAAAACTTAATTGGTTTATTGATAAGCTCAGTGAACTTATCAGATCTTGTAAATGGCGTTGTTTTATATCCTACAGACATTTTTGAATCCTTTTATACAGTATTTATTACTGTGGCTTAGAAGTTTTTCCTGGACCAGTATCAACACCACCATGAACGTGCTTGGTCAGACTGATACCAGAAGCAATAACATCACCGTCTACGATAACATCACAGCCAATATTAACTTTTGATGCCTGTATATTGACTTGACCACCTACAGTGGCATCAACAGTACCACCAACTTCAAGTTTAGCATTACCACCAATTTCTATATTGGCGTTGCCACCAACATAGATTGTCTTATCTTTTGCAACAATATCAAAATCAGATCCAGCAGCTTTACTGACAACAGACCCGTCTTGGTTCATCTCGACATAGCTTCCAGACTTGTGAAATATATGGATTCTCTCAGCATTTGGAGTATCGTCTATTTCTATAA